ATATGCGTTGTTGTATGCCTTCGCAACTTCGTGTATCTTGGTAGGAAACAGTAGTGGTTTTATCTCGTTGTCTCTAAACTTTGCAACTATCTTATATGGAATCTCTGTAACATCAAAAACCACAAATGCAGAATAATCGTTCGCTGTGCCTCTAGAAACGTCAGCAGTTAACATATATGTACGGTCTTCTTCTGGCCTAGTATGAATGTCTATTCCAACATTTGAATGAATGGGCGTTCTGTATGTAAGTTGTTTTAGTTTCATAGAGCTTATTAGAGTATCAATAGACCCTAGAAACTCACATTCAAATTCTGAATTGAATTGTGATTGAGAGGTATTTCGTATTGTCTCTTCTTTCCAAACCTCATCTCTGCCGGGAACCTCGCTCCAATGAACTTCTATTGGCGTATAATCATTTCTTTTTTCTTGTGCATCCACCCATATCTTATAGAACATATTCATACCATGAGGGGTAGAAACAATAATAACTTTTGTGCTTTGACCAGATGTAATTGTAGGATAAACAGAAGCAAAGAACTGTTCTGCAACATTAGAGGGAACGAAAGCAAACTCATCAAGGAAAATGATGTTATACGAACCTCCTCGAATGGCACTTGAAGATGTAGCGGCAGCAATAATTTTACTACCATTCTCTAACTCTATATTACCTTTATTCCAAGCTATGATGCCCTGTTGCATCCATTTAGGGAGATTTTCATATGCGAGTTGTAGTCTTGATAAAATATCTCTCGCAGTCGAAGACTTATTGGCAAGAACAGCAATATTTACATTTTGATTAAATAGTGCATAGTGCAGAAGGTAGCTGATGATGGTAGTAGATTTACCAGACTGTCTAGGTAGTTTAAAGATGCTAAACCTTTTGTCATGCATGGTTTCAACCATACCTTTTTGGAAATCATACATCTCAAAAGGCACAAGTCCCTCATCTAGTGAAACAATTTGCACATAGTTTTCAATAAAATATGTTGGCGATTGAGCGCACTTATGATATTCTTTGATATTATCTTTCGTAAACTCAACATCAGTATTTGCTTTCTTGAGATTGGGATTACCCAGATATTGATTTTGGTCAGCCATACTAGTATTTAGTTTGAAACTCATATAGGGTTACAAATCTAGACGAGTCACTTTTTTGATTATTTAATTTATGTTCAATGAACTTTTCGGGCACTCCTAGTTTATCCACCATGACATTTACACCCCTAGTCAATCTTGCCATCCAACTGTGATCATTTGACCAATCAATGATAGATAAATTTGGATAGTTACCTTCTTCATCTAAAAATTCCCACCCAGACAACTTGGGTCTAAATGGTAACCCCAGTTGTGTGTATATCAAATTTTTTGATTCCATTTTAGTAAGATATTGAATTTCTGGAGTTGTTCTATGCATATGCTCATAATATTGAAATATGTAATTGTAATACAAATCAAATAAAATTTGTTCCTCAACACGAATGCCCTGACTTAATGTTAAACCCGGCTTCTTAAACACTCCTCTGCATATATCTCCATCTCTCTCAAAAACAAAATGGCCATCAGCGGTAATTGGTGTTCCACCCTTATGTCTTTTGATTCCCTCTAATAAAAATATCGTACCTGATCCAGTTCCAGTGTCAAAATAGCTATGTTCTAATAGAAAATCTCTAAGACTATCTTGATTAAATTCGAGGTCAATAATTTTTAAATCGATGTTGTGTTTATTGCAGAACTGTGTGACAAAGAAATAATCTAATTCATTATAATGACCGCAATAACTTGGACGAATATACACATACTCAACATTAAGATTTGCCAAGATAAACCCAAGAGCAATTGCTTGAGAATCAATCCCACCAGATAAAAATACTGTTGGCTCAACATCATTGTATATAGCTTTAGCTTGCCTGATTAACGCATCTTGAAACGTAGTAGGAATAAAATCTTTATTGGGATATTCATTAATAGTTAAGTCCTCATAATCATATGTAATCCAATCATTATGAAACATCAAAGTATTCCTCATAATTTAATAAATCTTTCCTCGTAAAATATTGACCATCTGGTTTTTTAGCAAAACACTTTTTTTGATCTGGATATTTCTGTTTTAAAGATTCTGTGAATTTCATAATACGAATGTCTTTTGCTCTAGCTTCACGGTTAAGTGAAGGTATCTTGAATAGTATCTCTGACATTTCTGGATAACATTGAAGATATATCATCCACTTATCTAGATACTTATTAAAATAGTTAGGATGTGTGGGCACACTCATTGGTATTTCTGGAAGAGGTTCGCTGTCAATAAGTCTTCTTTTGAGTTTAAATGGCGAAATAAAACAAGAATATATTCTATTGTCCCAAAGAAAAAATTCAATCTCATGTGGATTGGGGCTGTCAGGATCATAATGAGTTACCATATTGACAGGAATGTCCCAATGATTATCATCATTATCTACAATCACTCCATCTGTAATTCTTGGAGAAAAAGTTTGAGAGGCTGTAAAAACTGCTCTGATAATTGTGTCACCATGCATTTCACTTACAATGTCTTGCAGAGAGCAAACATAAGTGTTGTAGTAATTTTCTTGTGTGGTATTATATCTAGAAATAAAATTAAGGGTATAATCAATCACTTTGTTATGTATAGTATCATCAATTTCAAGGTTATATATTTTGTGATCAAAACCTAAAGAATGTGCAAATCTAGTCGCTCTTGCTGCATCGTCTTGGGGTATGCCACCTAAAAGGAACACTCCTTGAAAAACTTCTATGGTGTCTTTTTTTAGTTTACCCTCGTTAATTAAATCCCGCAAACAACATAAAAGAAAACCACTGTCAGACCCACCACTGTATGCAAGAGATACTTTTTTATAAGTTTCTGCAACCTCAAGCAAACCACGTTTACATTCTCTCTTTAAAGTTAGAGGGTCTTCAGTGATCCACAGAGGATAGTTCAGTGTCACTTCAAAATTATCTTCAAATTTTGGGGTTAGTAAGTTATTAAATGTAGTCTTCATAATTTACTAAATCTTTTTTTGTAAAAGGCCTGCCGTCAGGAAGCTTAACATCTGTATATTGATCCGACGTTAACTCTGTTTCATCAATAAACTTTTTCATACGATCAGCATTCACAAATTTATGCGAATGATGGTGCCATATTGACCAATCCAAGGTATAAAATTTTCCTAATATTTGACATATCTCTGGATAACATTGAAAATATATTATCCACTTATCTAAATATTTTTCTAATAGTTTCATTCCATCTTGATTAAATTTTGAGTTCGTTGGGTTGGTAGATTCATATTTTTTAGCTTCATCAAATGGGCTCATATCTACAGCAACTGTATTTAACCTAAATGGAGTTATGAATGAGGAAAAAATTTTATTGTCCCAACTAGATAAATTTACTTGATTATTAGGCAAATCCCATAAAACATTAATAGAGGGCATTCTAAAACCATCCTCATTATAATTTAATCCAAACCAAAAAGCATTTGATGTACCAGAGGCTCTTATAACATGGCCATCTTGTTCTGTTATTAGAAGAGTTTGAGCAATGTCAGTGATGCTAGTGTGTCCACTTAAACAAAAGTCATAATAATATTGTTGTATATCTAACCACCTTTTATTAATATCAAACTCATAAATTCTAGGAGAGAATCCTAATTTTCTCGCAAATGATGTAGCTCTTTTTGTATCCATCGTCAGACGTATATCATCAGCAGTAAAAACTCCTTGAACTATTTCTATAGTGTCTGGTTTTATCTTTTTTTCATTAATTAAATCTCTAATACAACATAAAATAAACGCACTATCTGTACCACCACTATAAGCCAAAATTAATTTTGGATATTCATCTACCATCTCAAGAAGAACCCTTTTGGATTCTTCTTTAGCTAAAAAGGGATCATCAGTTATCCATACAGGATGATTTATTGTTATAGAAAAATCTTTTTTAGGATTAGAGTATGGATGTACTATTGTGAATAATTTTTTGCTTGTCATTTTCTTGGTACTTTCAATAACAGTATTGATTATAATTTATCAAGTCTTTTTTTGTAAAAGGTCTGCCGTTGGGAAGTTTAACATCTGTATATTGATATAAGGATGATTCTGTTTCAAAAATAAAATTTAACATACGATAAGCATTTTTAAATTTATATGAATGATGATGCCATACTGACCAATCCAAGGTATAAAATTTTCCTAATATTTCAAACATCTCTGGATAACATTGAAGATATATCATCCACTTATCTAAATATTTTTCTAATAATTTTAATCCGTCTCTATTAAATTTTGAGTTTGTTGGACTAGTAGATTCATTCTTTTTGGCTTCATCAAATGGACTCATGTCCATGGCAGCTGCATTTACTCTAAATGGAGTTATAAATGAGGAAAAAATTTTATTGTCCCAGCTAGAAAAGTTTACTTGATTGTTAGGTAAATCCCATAAAACATTAATAGAGGGCATTCTAAACCCATCCTCATAAGTATAATTTAATCCAAACCAAAATTCCCCTGCATTTGCAGAAGCTCTTATAACATGACCATCCTGTTCTGTTATTAGAAGAGTTTGAGCAATGTCAGTTATGATTGTCTCTCCACATAAACAAAATTTATAATAATATTGTTGTATATCCAACCACTTTTTATTGATATCATATTCATAAGTTCTAGGAGAGAATCCTAATTTTCTTGCAAATGATGTAGCTCTTTTTCTATCCATCGTTAAAGGTATATCATCAGCAGTAAAAACCCCTTGAACTATTTCTATAGTATCTGGCTTTATCTTTTTTTCATTAATTAAATCTCTTATGCAACACAAGATATATGCACTATCTGTACCACCACTATAAGCCAAAATTAATTTTGGATATGTGTCTACCATCTCAAGAAGAACCCTTTTGGATTCTTTTTTAGCTGCAAGAATATCATCAGTTATCCATACAGGATGATTTATTGTTATAGAAAAATCTTTTTTAG